TCTGCGTTGGGGTGGACGGACCAGCGCCGAACATCAGGTCTTCCATGCCGGTGTAGAACGAGGTCATCAGGTCGTTTTCCAACGACTCGATGTAGTCGTAAATCTGCCGGCCGCCGGTGCGGAAGATTTCTTCGTCGATGTCGTAGTGGTAGTTGTTGGTGGTCAAACCCCACTTCAACTCGCCTTCCGCCAGGACGTTCACGCGGGTGGACGAATCGCGGTGGTACAGCCCGACAACCTGGAAGTTGTCGTTCGTGTCCACCTTGACCTTCCACTTGCACTGCGACGTACTCATCGTGTCCTTCTTCAGATTTCCGCTGAAGAGACGCGATGCGTACTTGTAGTGCTGCAGCGGCAGCGACAAGTCCTGCGCCGCCAGCCGCTCTTCGCCAGCAAACTTTTGGTGAATACCGGCCACAAAGTCGTCAATCTGTTCAATACCGAGTGCCATGTGGCTACTCCTTTATCGTTAGGCTCGCTCCAGTTCCCGGTAGAGCCGATCGGCCTCTGCACGGGGATCTTCCCGTGGGTCTGACGGTCGAGTTACCCCGCCGCCTTGACGGCCGTTGCTCTGCTTGAAAATCTTGCGAGTTCGTTGTTTCAGTTTGTGTTTGTCGAATTCTTCCGAGAACACCATCGGTGCGGCCCGGAGTACGAGTGATTCCATTTCGACATCCCTGCCAAAAGTACGAAATCCTGCTTGAAGCACCTTCGCCTGGGCCAACACAGCTTCACGCTTTTTCAGTTCGTCAGGAGTTTCCTTGCCTGTCGTTCCGAACAGCTTTGGCATGTTTAGCTTGTCGATGGCGTTATCGAACCGCTCCTCTTCTGCTCTGGCGTCCGCTTCGTGGAAACGTGCCTCCAGGGCTTCGAGCCGCGAATCGTAGTGGTCCCGAATCTTCTCCAGTTCGCCGATCAGGTTCTCGTCGAACAGTTCTTTGTCGAGACCAATTTCGTACCTGCCTTCCCGCCTGGAAGGCTCATCCTTGGGATCATCTTTCGGCTCTTCCTTCTTGACGAACTGGCCTTTCTCGTTGCGAGACTTCTCGCCCTTGCCGTCCGATTCAGCCAATGCCTTTCGTCCGGCTTCCAGTGCGCTCTTGTCGAAGAGCCTGAGTGCCCGTTCCAACTCCTCGCGGCTGGCGAAATCGGCGAGTTCTTTTTCGTCGATGCCATACGCGGCTACCTCGGCTTTCAAGTTGTCGTCCAGCCAGGACGCTTCCTCTTTGCCGGCTTCCTCTGTCTCGCCTTGGTCTTCGGTCTTGCCCTTGACCTCAGCGGTATCGTCATCGCCGGAAGGTGTCTCGGCGGTGGTTGTTTCGTTTTCGACTGGCTTTTTCGCTGTCGATTGCTCGGCAACGATCTGCGCGTCTGTCTTGCCGACATTCTCGCCGGCGCGCTCCGCTGCCACTTCGGCAACTACCTGTTCCGCGTAAGCCTTCGCGTCGGTTTCCGTTGTCAGTTCTACCTTGCCAGCCATTGGTTAATCTCCAAAACATCCGTCGTTGTCCACGAGCCCTCTCATCGCAAGAAACTCTTTGCGGGCTCGCCTGCTTGCGAATCGCATCTGTCCATTGTCGAGAACCGCTGCCCCCTGGATGCCGTGGCGACGGATTGCTTTCCGCGTCTCGGCGACTTGCGACTTCATTACGCCGCATCCATCGGAAATCAGCGGACTGTGTTCGGTGTACGTGTTGGCGGTCATCGGCGCCCGTTCCAAGAACGAGTCGCCAGGAGCCCCGGCAAGGAACTCTTCCCGCGATACTTGCTCGCCGTTCAGCACGTACATTACGCTGGCCTCCGTTGCATGGCCGATCTTGTCTGCCCATTGATGCTCGACGACTGGCCACCAAGTAAGTCGCGGATCATGGCGTTTGAGCGATTTTCTGCGGTGCCGCCTGTTGACACGTTTCTGCGGACGTTTTCCCTGGTCGTCACAGCAGGAGACCTGATCGTATTCTGGTCGCCGCCAAGCATTGCCGCCGGCGCAGAGAACGTAATGAACCGTTTGAACTCAGGCCGGTTCTTCAGCCGGGCGATCTCGTCGACGATGGCCTCGGCGTCTAGCGAAGCCCCGGACGCCTGGAACATCGGCCAAAGCGGCGCAATCTCTTGGAGCACCTGGAATAGCTCTTGGAGCTTCTGTTCCGGCGTCTTGAAAACCATCGAGTACGGCTCGACGAAAAAGTCGTAGTCTTCAAATTCGCCCTGCCGATTCTCCGGCGTCCAGTCCGACCGGATTTCAATACCGCTATTTCCGACCGGTATTGACGACTGGATTTTCAGCATCTGGTCATTCCACATCAAGCGGCCAAGGTCGAGGATGCTTTCGGACGCAAATGCGACGACCGACATCCGCATGTCAGCGACGTTGCGTGACAACTCGCCGTAAACCATCTGTTCCTGGGTAGCGGTAGATGCCTGCGGACCAAGGCCGCCCATCGCCTGCAGGTTGCCGGCAAAGCGGTCGAACTCGCCCTGCAGGAACGTGGCCATCGCCATGTCGCGCTGGTCGATGCCGCCCATCTCAAACTGCTTGATCTGTTCCGGGCTTTTTCCGCGATACCACCCGTTGCGTTCCGACGTGCGCAGCCGTTCGGCGTCGTCTTCCATGCCGGGAGGGTAGACTTGCACGACCCGGTGGGCATCGGAATCGTCTTCCATCCGCCTGTGCAGCCGGTTCTGCTGGAGGTGCATCCCGAACAGGTTGATAGCAGGCGAAGCCGGGATGATGCGGTCGGGCACGTCGCCGAGCGACAGGAACTTGTACGGCCCGGATTGGGAACCGGGCCATTCGCGTTCGATCAGCGGCTCCAGGTCGTCGTAGCAGGCCATCGTAACCACCGACTTGTTCTCGGCGATCCACAGGTCTTGCAGCCAAACCATGTCCTTCAGGTCAGTGTCTTGTGACGGATCAATCCCGATTTCCTGGGTGGAGCCAACGCTGTCGAACGCTTCCCGACTCGTCGGCCTGATCTTGTCCTTGACCTTCTTGTCGTAGCCGGGCTCGTCCATGACCTTCTCGTAGTCCGCCCGGTAGCGGTGGCCGCAGAACCGCATCTTCGACAGTTCCTTGGCGGGCATGTCGAGAATCAAGTCGTCGAGCGATACCCGATTCATCCACGGCTCACCTGGATCAAGCCAGACATCCTCTTCCGACTCCAAGAGTCCGTGGAATCGCGTGTCGGTGTCGCGCATCATCACGACGCCACAGCCGAGACAGAAGAAGGCGTCGAGGACGATTGCCCGGAACGTCTTGTCCAGTTCCATGTCCGAGATCAACTTGTTCAGGTTGACCTCGAACCGGCGAGCAAACGGCAGGTTGTCCAGATTCGGTGTGGAGACGAGGACTTGCGGGTTGTTCGCAGCCAAAACGACAGTGTGGATTCTGGCAGTCTGGTTCATCAGGTTGACCAGAATCCGCTCGCTGTCCTGCGGGGCAGTGCTGCTGTACCACGAGCCGCAGTAGTGCTCGACCATGAGCTTGCGGACGCGGCGATGCGTTTCAAGAGCATCGCGGGAAGCCTTGATGGCTTTGCGCAGCCGGCCGCGTTTTTCGGGATTCGATAGGTCGAACATCGCAGTCAAATAAAAAGGGGGCGCGCGTCTGCTTGACGCCGCCCCCGTAAAGGCTGCGATGTTACGGCATCTGGGCGATGATCAGTCGCTTATGCCTCGGTGCAGCGTCAATCAGACGCTGGCCCCGTTAGGTTGTCTCATTCTGGTCATCGGGTTTTACCTCCGACTCAGGTTGCCTTGTTCGGTCTCTTTCCGGTAGCCGCTTGCTGGTTCGCCAGCTCCCACTGGGTCTTGGCGTGCATCATGTTCAGCACCGCCTGACTCTGCTTCAGCGCCTTTTCAGGGTCCAGGTTAGTCCGGACCTGATCCAGCACCGTAGCGATTGCCTTGTCGATCTTTGCGTCCATCGGGTTCTACCTCCGAAGTAAATGATTCGCCAGAGCGAGGTATGATTCGTCAGACGATTCTTCGTACAACTCGGCCGCGTATGCGCAAAAATTGCTAACGAACCATTTCTGACAAACCATCCATCGTCCACGCCCGCCTCGTGAATGCAGGACGCATCCACACGGCAATTTAGTTCCAACCAGCCAGTTAAACAGTCGTCTTATCATCGTCACCCTGTTCGCTTTGTTCTTCGCAAGGGATAATTTTCAACCCCTCGAAGTACGCCTTCGCAGCGGTCATGCACTTCATTGCCAGCGGCCGAAGGTACTCTTCATCCACGTCCTGGTCCAATCCCTGGTCGCGAGTCGCGATGTGGGCCACGGCGAGTTGCACGTACATCCCGACGGACATTTCGCGAATGGCCTGCATGACAGCCATCCTGGCCATCTGCTCTTGCTGCTGCTGGGTCGGCTGCTGTTGTTGCTGCCCCAGAATCGGGATGCGCTGGCGAATTCCGATCGGCTGCTGTGGGACGCTGTTAATCATCTTCTCCCTATCAAATCCAGAATCCCGAAGCCTGGAGTGCCGGCTTTTTGGCTACGACGCTCGCGGTCTTCACGCCATTTGAAGCTCCCATATTCAGGAATTTGACTGTTTTCCTCGTCTGTGTCAAGACGATTTGCCACATTGTCGGTTGAAAATACGAGCCAGCATCCGCTTCCTGCAATGCACCTGTCACCGTGGTTTTTGCCCTTTGCACCCCTGTTTTTCGTCGGCGCGTGGATAATTTTTCCGTTTTCCCATTCATACTCGCCGCACTCCCGGATCAAGTCCTCGGACCTTGGAATGTACTTACCGGTTTCCATCGCCAGGGCAAAATTGTCAAACATCGCAGCCTTGTGTTTGTCGTTGACTGGCCAGCCGGCCTTGCGGGACTTTTTCTGCGATCCGTACTGCTCTGTCTCACGGAAAAACACGTTTCCGTAATACAAAACTTCACCGACTTCCTTTTCAAAACCTCCTGACATCCCAGAATCTTCCCAGGCAAGCAGCGCGTTTCTGAGCCACTTGGCAATCCCCACGGCCATCCGTGCAAACGTAATCTGATCCATGCCCTTGACAGTGTATTCCAAGACCTGCTCGCCCGTGCGGTTGTCCAGGCCGGACGCCACGGAGTTGCTGGCATACGCCCCGTCGGCGCCAAGGGCAATGTCGCACCCAAGCGTGAACGGACCCAGCGGCGGCGTGCTGTCGATTCCTGGCTTAAACCACAG